TTAAGCACTGCCGAACTGACTGCCGAATGCTTGATGCTGCACGAGGACGTCACTGTCCAGATCGTCAGTACCGGTGAGGCTGCACTGCGGTCGGTTGCGGTGAACGTGCCCGATGCGATTTTGCTGGATGTCGAGCTGTCTGAAGGCTCCGGCCTTGATCTGGCTCCAGATCTTCATACTCTGTCTCGCGGACGTGCCCGCATCATCGTGTTCAGCGGTAACGTTCCCAATTCCGATTTCGGCTGTTTGCCCCCAGGCGTAGACTGCTGGCTTACTAAGCCCGCAAGCCTTGCTGACCTTCAAGCGTGTATCAGAGGAAAGCCCTCTCGACTTGTATGAAGCGCTCGCGGCGAAGCCAGGCAGGAAAGGCGGCGGGCTAGAGCGCATGGCATAGGCGAAAAAAAGCCCCGCGTGCGGGGGCTGATCGTCGTCGAGGTGGAGCCTTTATACGTGCGACGGATGGGCGCCGGCGTCTTCTTTTGTATCGACCCCGACAACATAGGGCTTGAATTGCATCACTGGCATCCCCAGCCATGCATTCAATTCGGACAGCCTCCCTTGAAGCGGCTCGATCTCGTTGCGCGCGAACACCTGGGCGGCAGGCATTACCGCGCCAAATCCGCCCGTGTTGCCGGGCACGATGCCCATGAGCTGCGGTGGCACGCGGTGCGCCGCCAGCACATCATCGCGGGTGACCGCCTTGATATTCAGAAACTCGTCTTTGGCCGCCACCTCGCTGAGCGGAATGATCTGCACGCCTTCTTTCTTCCCGTTGGGGGAGTGGAGAAACAGATTACGGAAGTTGCCCCGCCCCTTCGAATTTTTCAATGCCGTGCGGATGGAATCGACGTCTTCCTGGCTTGCGCCGTCATCGGTGAAGTACATGATGAAACCCGCGTGACTGCCGTTGTTGTAGTAGCGCCGCCGGAACAGCGTGGCGCTTTCGTTCAACCATGCGCTTTGAAGCGTACTGAGGTATTCCGGCAGCCCGTAAACCTCCTGATTGATGTCGGCCTCTCGCAAATGCCAGATACTGCCGGGTTCGAATGGATGCTCGATGCGCGAGTGCGGCACAAAGAAGTGCGTGCCGGGTTCCACGCCCACTCGCGTGAATTTGGCCAGCGAATGGCGTAAGCCGACCACCCTTCCCGTGCGGCTGAGACGCCGCTCAATGAAGGCGTTGCCGAAGGTCAGGAAATTGAGCGCAAGCTCCTTGACCGTGGCGGTGGGCAATAACGGATGCGGAATGTAGGTACTGGCCAGCACGTTCGCCTTGAAGTAAATGGCGCTGCTGTGGTGCGTGCTGGCGCGGAACGATTTGGCCAGGCCTTCAAAACTAACGGGCGGCTCGTACCAGCGTCCGTTGTCCAAGCACTCCAAATAATCCAGAATGTCGCGCCGATCCATGACGGGTACAGCGTCGTCAAAAGTGAAGGTGTCAGCGGTCACGCGCGACGCGGCGCCGGCGCTGCGCGCCATCGGGGCGCCGTGATGATCGACGAGGGTACTCATGAATTGATCTCCAATATTGTCCGGCCTGCGCTGTCGCCCGCCAGGGATTCATAATCGAGCGAATGCATGCTCGCCCACGCAAGATCCGCGTGGCTGGTTTCTTTTGCGCGGCCGGCGGTATAGGTAACGGCGTTGCCGCTCGCGGTGATGGTCTTGCGGATCGCCATGAATGCAGCCGCGATATCGTTCATCCCGGCATCAAACAGAAAGCGGCCTGCGCGTATCAGCTCCTGCGCTTTCAGCACAAGACGCGTTTTCACCTCGGGGCTGTAGATGATCTTTCGCACGCGGGGGAAAAACTTTTTCACGAGCTGATATACGCCATGCCCCAGGCCGGTAGCGTCAATCGCAATGTCCACGACGTTGTATTGCTGCATGAGCTTCTTAATGCGGTCGGCCTGGTCCTCGAACTCTTCGCCGCGTAGTTGGTAACGCTCAAGGACGCGGAAGGGGCCGCCTGGCTTCGTGGGCAAGGCCATCACGACGAGGCCGGCCGAGTCGCCGGATAACGAAGGGTCGTAGCCGATGGAAACCGGATGCAAGCCGTAACGTCGCAGGCCGAACCAGTTCACGTCCGTCCAATCAACCATGGCGTCAACCATGCAGGACTGCATGACCTTTAGCGGGAACACGCTGGCCGTGTCGTCAATGAACTCGCACATAAGAAGGTTGGCGAATTCGTCGGGGCTGTACTCAAGTCGCAGCTCGTCAATGTCGAACAGATTGCAGCCCCCCGCCTCGGCATCAAGGATGGTGACAATCTGCCGCCACTTCCGATCCGACGCGAGCATGCCGTCCTTCAAGGTGGCATGGCTGACGTCAATGCTGGCGCGCTCCGCTTTCGGCCTGCGCTGGTTGAATTGGTCCCCGTTCCACAGCTTGAAGGCTTCATGCGACATCGAGGATGGCGTACTGAAGTACGTCTTGCGGTACTGCTTATGCAACGCCATCGCGCTGGCGACTTTGTTCAGGTCGGTGAACCGAGGCACCCAAAAATATTCATCGAAGTAGAAGTTGCCATGGTGCCCTTGCGCGGTACGTGCATTCGTGCCCAGGAATATGAGCTGCGCGCCATTGGGCAACACGATTGGATCGCCCTTCAGGTCTACGTCTGCATGCTCGCGCGCGAAGGCGATGATGTACTGCTTGAACACATGCGCCTGCGCTTTCGACGCGGACAGGAAGATTTGATTGCGCCCGGTGGCGATGGCATCAAGCAACGCCTCGCGCGCGAAGTACCACGTGGCCCCAATCTGGCGGCTCTTCAGGATCATCCGGGTGCGCTGATCCGCGTTGCGATACCAGACCTTCTGATAGCCGAATATCTCGCGCTCAAAGGCCTGAAGCAGCTTGGCCGCCTGCTCTTCGCTGATCGCGTTGCGCTCGGGCTTCTTCTTCGGGCTTGCGTTGCGACGTTCGATATTCGGGTTTAGGTCAGATTCCCTACCCCCGGTTTCGTACCGACGCACGCGTGTAGTGCGCTCAAGCTGGCGGCCTAAAAGGTCGATCTCTTTGAAGTCGATGCCTTCCTTGCGTTCCTTGGCAATAAGCGTAGCAAGCCTTGTTTCGAGGCTGCTTTCGATCTTCTGCGCTGCGGTCGCCTCGTCCCATTTATCCCGGGTCTTCCAGCTGTGGACGGTAGTGCGTTTCTCGCCCAGCTCACGGGCGATAGACGACACGCGCCACCCCATCCAGTAGAGGTGTCGCGCGCGGCGGCGCGGGTCAAGAGGTTCCGTGATTTGCAACATGGTGGCCATGCTGCCGGTAATCCTCGCGCGCGCGTAAGAAGCGGTCTTGTCTCTGCTCGATGCACATCCTTACATCGTGGCGCGCATGCCGCCCAGCATCCAACATGGCAACACTGATAGACCGCCAGCACGCACATCCAACAACCCACCGAGATACCGCCATGACCAAGAAGTTTTTCCGCGTTGCCCAGGAAGGCCAGACTACTGACGGCCGCGTCATTGAACGCCAGTGGCTGCATGACATCGCCGAAACCTACGACCCGAAAAAGTACGGCGCGCGCATCAACCTCGAACACATCCGTGGCCTGTTGCCCGATAGCCCTTTCAAGGCGTATGGCGACGTGCTGGCGGTCAAGGTCGAAGACAACGAAGAAGGCAAGGCGGAATTGTTCGCCCAGCTCGATCCCACCCCGGAACTGATCGCGTTCAACAAGGCGCGTCAGAAGGTCTACACCTCCATTGAAATTGATCCGGACTTCGCCGGGTCGGGCAAATGCGGCCTGGTCGGTCTGGCCGTCACCGATTCGCCCGCCAGCCTGGGCACCGATTACCTGGCGTTCTGCGCCGGAATGAAGGATCCGACGCGCAGCCCGCTCGCCCACAAGAAGCAAAAGCCCGCCAACTTGTTCACCGCTGCCGAACTGGTTGCGCTGGACTTCAGCGCCGAGAGCACCGACGAGCCCGACGAATCCACGAAGACGTTTTTCGGCAACCTGGGCAAGCTGTTCAGCTTTTTGAATGGCCAGCAGGTTCCGGCCACGAAGCCCGAACAAGCCCCCAGCATCCCGGCGGGCATGAACGAATTCGCCGCCGAACTGCGCAAAAACTTGGAGGCGTTCGCCACCGCCAAGGACACCGAAATCAAAGCGGTGCGCGACGATCTTGCGACCTTCAAAAAGAACGCGGTTTCGCGCGAAGAGTTCGATGCGCTGCGCAAGGAACTCGACTTTACCGACCGCAACCACAACAAGCGCCCGACCGCGACCGGCGGTAGCGGTGAAGTCGAAACCGACTGCTAACCCCTCATTCCCAATTCAGGAGCAACATCCATGCGTAACGAAACCCGCAAACAGTTTGACAAGTACCGGGCGCGCGTCGCCCAACTGAACGGCGTATCTGACACGTCGGCGTCCTTCTCCGTTGATCCTTCCATCCAACAGACGATGGAACAGAAAATCCAGGAAAGCTCTGCCTTTCTGACTTCCATCAACATGCCTTTGGTCCAAGATCAACTTGGCCAGAAAATCGGCCTCGGCGTCTCCGGCCCATCGGCCAGCCGCACGGATACCACGACGAAGAGCCGGGTAACGCGCGACATCACCGCGCTCGACCCGAACGGCTACCACTGCGTAAAGACCAACTTCGATACGCACCTGGCCTATGCGAAGCTCGATGCCTGGGCGCGCCATAAAGCGTTTCAGAATCTCGTCCGTGACGCGGTTCTCAAGCGCCAAGCGCTGGACCGCATCATGGTGGGTTGGAACGGCACGCACGCCGCCGCTGACACCAGCCTGGCGCAATACCCGCTGCTGCAGGACGTCAATAAGGGATGGTTGCAGAAGATGCGCGAACGCGCTGAGGCCCGCGTCATCGACGAAGGCGCGGCGGCTGGCAGTAAGGTGCGCATCGGCAAAGGCGGCGACTACGCCAACATCGACGCCGCCGTGTTTGATCTGGTGACCGCGCTGGATCCGTGGTTCCAGGACGATACCGAGCTGGTGGCAATCGTCGGGCGCGGTCTGCTGCATGACAAGTATTTCCCGCTCGTCAACAACAGCGAGGCCGCCACCGAAAAGGTCGCCACCGACATCATCATGAGCCAGAAGCGTGTCGGCGGCCAGCGCGCCGTCACGGTGCCGTTCTTCCCGGTCGGCACCGTGATGCTCACGCGCCTGGACAACCTTTCCATCTACGTGCAGGAAGGCAGCCGCCGGCGCCACATCAAGGAAGCGCCGGAGCGCGATCGCGTCGAATTCTACGAGTCGTCCAACGAAGACTATGCGCTGGAAGACTACGGTTGCTGCGCGCTGCTGGAAAACCTGCAGCTGCTGGACGCAGAAGGCAATCCCATCGGCGAAGGTGGCGAATAATGGCCGGCCTGGTCAAACGGCATCAGATGCGCGTAGCGGCGGCGCTCGCCGCTGCGTCGCGGCCGGCAGATGCCCCCGCCCCGACTTCCGGCCCGTACGAGCTGATGATGCATGCGCTGGTGAATGACCGGCGTACTCTCAAGTCGGTGCAATCCATCGAACGCAAGATTGAACTCAAGCGCGAAATGCTGGACAAGTACCGCGACTACGTACAGGGCGCGCTGGCCGCTGACAAGGGCGGCCAGGACGATGTCATCGTTACGGTGATGGTGTGGCTGCTGGACACGCTGCAATTTCGTCCTGCGCTGGATATCGGCGCCTACGTGCTGCGCCACGGTATCAAGCTTCCCGCTCACTACAACCGCGACGTTGCCACGCTGCTGCTCGATGAAATCACGGACGCTGCCTTGGGCGGCCGGGCGGCGCTGGACGCGGGTCTGCTTGATGAGCTGCTGACGCTTCAAGTGCTCACCGATGACCATGACGCGCCCGACCAAGCCCGCGCCAAGCTGCACCGCGTGATGGGCGAAACCCTCACGCACCTGGCCGGCGATCTGGCTGACGAGGACGCACGACGCATGGCCGCCGCCGCTCTGCAGCACCTGAACCGTGCCAAGCAGCTGGACGCGGCCGTTGGCGTGGTCAAGCTCATCGAAAAGCTGGAACGCAAGATCAAGAAGGCCGAGGGCGGCGCGCCGTCGCGGGGGGGGGAGGAAGGCCAGCCGCCGCCCGCGCCCGCCGATGAGGGTGAAGCGCCGCCCCAGGCATAACCGAGTGCCCCCAACGCACACGGCGGCGCGGGGTTGAAGGTGGGCATTGCCCGACCGGACGCCCCGCCCACCGCCGATCACTGACACGCAATCATGAGCTTCGTCGCCACCACCCCCAAGCCGGCCAATGAGACCACCATCGATAACGATGGCTTTTGGCCTGATGTCAGCCCTTCCGACGCGCGCGCCGCCATGCGTCTAGACGACGGCACCGTCACAGCGGTTCGGCTGCGTCAGGCTCTTATCACTGCAATGCTGGAAGTGGGCCGCGATCTGGTGGGCTGGACCGAAGCACGCCTTGCCGAAGGCCATAAGACGCTCGACGACGTGCCCAGCCGTACGGTCATCGATGGCAAATCCATGCTGCTGCACAGTTACTTGCAGGCCGTCTATTGCTACGCCAAAGCCTCGCTTATCGAACGCATGCCGGACTACGACGTGTCGGCTGCGGGGCAGCGCAAGCAAGAAGCGTTGGCCGATGCCCCGGCCGACCTGCGACGTGACGCTCTGTGGGCAATCTCGCTTATCAAGGGCCGCGCACGCACCACGGTGGAGCTGATCTGATGCAAGTGCGCGCGCTCCAAGGTGACACCGTAGACGCCCTGTGCTGGCGCCACCTGGGCACCACGCGCGATGTCGTGGAACAAACCTACGAACTAAACCCCGGCCTAGCCGACTTGGGCGCGGTACTTCCGCACGGCCAGGTCGTCACGCTGCCGGATAGCACCCCGCAACCATCGGCGGCGCCTGCCGTCAAACTTTGGGATTGATCCAAATGGCCGAACCATCGACCGTATCGGGCGCCGTGGCCACCACGCTGGTATCCGGCGCGGCCCTGTCGCAAATCTTGCCCTTGATCGATGCCAATGCCGCCTTCGGCGCGGTCATGGGCGCGGCCTTGGTCGCAAGCACCAAGAAAGATTTGACCGCGTGGAAGCGCTTCGCCTCCTTCCTCGTGTCCGGCCTTTGCGGGTATGGCGGCGCCGGCGAGATTGTCGCCCGCGAGCTGGCCAAGGAAACCTTTTTGCCCGCCCTGGTCGGCGCCGTGGTTATCGTGCCGCTGGCGTTGAAACTGCTGGCCAAGGCGCCTGACTTTGATCTGGGCGCCATTTCTCGCGCCTTTGGGGAGAAGAAATGACCGACCTGCACCCAGCCCCTGCCTTGTCCGCCATCGCGGTCGCCTGCGCGTTTCTGTACGCCCTGACGGCCGGCCGCTTCCTCTGGTATCGGCCCAACGGCGCGCGCCACCGCCGCGCCCTTTCGTGCCTGGCGAGCGCGCTGATTGCGGCGCTCTTCTGCCGCGCGGTCGAAATCCTCTTACTACGTTCTCCTGCCAGCGCTTCCGAGCTGGTTATAGCGGGCCTGCTTTGCGCCTGCGCCTGGCGCGCGCGCGGCAACATCGCGGCGCTTGCCCGGGGAGATTCCGATGTCTGAAATCTTGCGCAAGGGCGACATCGGCCAGCGCGTCGCCGACCTGCAGGCCGATTTGCGCCGCGCCGGGTACGCCGTCGAACGCACCGCGATCTATGACGACCGCACGCGCGCCGCTGTGGCCGCGCTGCAAGCGGCAGCCGGTTTGGTCGTGGATGGCGTGTATGGGCCGAAGAGCCGCGTTGCGCTCGCCGACTTCGACGTGTCCAGCCTGCTCAAGGAATCCGACCTGATCGCCGCCGCCGAACGTCTGGGCGTGCCCTTGGCCAGCATCAAAGCAGTCAATGAGGTGGAATCACGCGGGCGCGGCTTTCTGCCCGACGGGCGCCCCGTCATCCTGTTTGAGCGTCACGTCTTCTGGAAGCAGCTTGTTGCCCACGGCGTGGACCCGACGCAGTACGGAGAGCGTCCAGCCATCTTGAGCCGTCAGCGTGGTGGCTATGCCGGCGGCGCGGCCGAGTATGTCCGACTGGCCTACGCCATGCAGATTCATGCGCCGGCCGCCCAGGAGGCAGCCAGCTGGGGATCGTTCCAGATCATGGGCTATCACTGGAAGGCGTTGGACTTTGCGGATATCGAGTCGTTCGTTGCCACTCAGCACCGCAGCGAAGGCGACCAGCTGGCGACCTTCACCGCATTTGTGCTGGCCGATGCGGCATTGCACCGTGCGTTGAAGGCAAAAAAATGGGCGCAATTCGCGCGCCTCTATAACGGCCCGGCCTACGCGGAAAACCTGTACGACATCAAACTGGCGCGCGCCTATGCGCGCTTCGCTGGCGAAACTCAGGAGGCGGGATGACGGCGATTCTCCGGACCCTGGCGCCCTACGCTATATCGCTGGTGTTGGCCGCTCTGATGTGGTTTCAACGCGGTCAGATTGAAAGTCAGGATATTGCCCTCAAGGCCTACGGGCAGATCATCAAGGGCCAGGATAGCGACCTGGCCGACCTGAAAGACCGCATGACGGGCCAGCGTCTCGATCTGCTGCAGTTGGAGCGCACGCAAGACGAAATTCGCAACGCGCTGGACCAGCGCACGTTCGACATCGAAAGGCTGAAAAATGAAGATCCGCAAATTCGCAGCTGGGCTGATTCTCTGCTGCCTGATCCTATTGCAAGGCTGCGTCAGCGCCCCGCCATTACCGGCGCCGCGGCTTACGCTGAATACCTGCGCACCCGTGACACCGTGCAGCCTGCCGGCGGCGGGTCCGAGGTCGCACGGAGACCTGACGCTGTTGATTGATCGCGTAGAGGCCGCATGGGCGATATGTGCGGCGAAGGTGGACAGCATTATCAAATGTCAGAGCGAGACCGGCCATGCGCAAAGCCAATGAACTGCGCGAGTACTTGACCAGGCACAACCGATTTTTGAATGAGTTCCCGGACCGCCTGCATGTCTTCGTGGAACAAGGGAACATTCACTGCTCCGCCACGCGCAGCTTGTCGCACGAGTATCGCTTTACTCTGACCATCGTTGTGACGGATTACGCTGGCTCGACCGATGCGCTCATGCTTCCCCTGTTGGCTTGGATTCGGGTCAAGCAGCCCGAGCTTATGGCGAACAAGGACCGCCGCGAGAACGGCATCAGCTTTGAGGTGGAGCTACTGGACAACAATGCGGCCGACGTGGAAATCAAGATACCGCTCACGGAACGGGTGATTGTGCAAAGCGCGCGCGACGGTAAAGGGATGGTTGCCGTTCACGAAGACGAGCCGGCAGACGAAGATCTGCCGCTAGACGCGGAAGAAATCACGGTGGAGCTGCCTGGATTCGATCCTGTCACGATCAGCATTCCCGCATGGCCACATCCCTATGAATGACGACTTCAGCGACGTGCAGGCCTGGGCAGCTGCCTTGATGCAGCAGCTGCGCCCAGCGGAGCGCCGCCGCGTAAACCGTGCGGTCGCGGTGGAGCTGCGCCGCAGCCAAAGCCTTCGCATCGCCTCGCAGCAAAACCCCGACGGCACGCCATATGCGCCTCGGCGCGCAAAGAAAAACCTGCGCAGCAAAGCCGGGGCCATTCGTCGCCGGATGTTCACCCGGCTGCGCACGGCCCGGTTCATGCGCATACGGGCTACGGACACTGAGGCAATTGTGGGCTACACCGGCGGCGCGGCCCGCCTGGCCATCGTTCACCAAGAAGGCCGCACAGACCGGCCCGCGCCTGGTCAAAAGCCAGTGCGGTATCCCCGCCGCAAGCTATTCGGCTTCACGCAGCAGGAACGCGACGCAGTGTTAGACACGCTCGCGCGCCATCTCGCAGGCCACCGCCTGTAGAGCGGCCTCGTACAAGGCGCACCACGTGCGCGCGCGAAAACTGCCCGGCAACATTGCCGGTATGAACGACGTCGCCGAACTCTTTCGCCTTATCTCCAACATCGTCCGCATCGGCACGGTGTTTGCCGTGGACCTGAAAAGCCGACCTGCAAAGGTCCGTGTTTCCTCCGGTGACTTGGAATCGAACTGGCTGCCCTGGCTGGAACTTCGCGCGGGGCGCACGCGCACGTGGAACCCGCTCACGGTGGGCGAGCAAGTCATCGTCCTGTGCCCCGACGGGGACCCCGCCGGCGGCGTGGTGCTGGCCGGCCTGAACTCGGAAGCCATCCCGGCGCCATCGGACAGCGAGGCGGAACACGTCACGGACTATCCGGACGGCGCACGTATCACCTACGACCATCATACCGGCAAGCTCACGGCGGTGGGCATCAAGTCGGCCTTCGTAGACGCGAGCGAGACTGCCACCCTCAAAAGCCCCGACATCACCCTTGACGGCAATGTGACGGTGACCGGCCTGCTGACGTATCAGGCCGGCATGGCGGGGAAGAACGGTAAAGGGAACGCCACCACCGTCGAAGGAAACATCATCCACATCAATGGCGATCTTTCTTCCAATGGCGTTGTGTTGCATACGCACAGGCATCGCACGCAAGGCCTGGACGCGCCCACAACGGAGCCGGTGCAATGAGCTATCTGGGTATGAACGCCGCTACGGGCCTACGCATCAGCGGACGCGAACACCTGGCGCAGTCGGTCAGCAAGGTTTTGCAGACGCCGCTTGCCACGCGCAACCGGCGCCGAACGTTTGGCGCAAAGGCAGCCGACATGATCGACTCGCCCGCGAATGGCGCAGCCGTCCTGCAGTTGTACGCAGCAGCGGCGACGGCGCTGATGTTGTGGGAACCACGATTGCGCGTGCGCTCGTTGTCGGTAGACGTGGACGCTGCCCGGCCTGGGCGCGTCGTGCTGAACATTCACGGCGAAGCCGATACGGGCGACCGAATTGAAAACGTGTCCTTCGCCACCCTTCTGAGCGCTTGACATGGCAAACCCCAACATCATCGATCTATCCCAGCTGCCCGCGCCCGACGTCGTTGAGGCACTGGACTACGAGCAAATTCTGGAAACGCGCAAGGCCCGTTACTTGGCGCTCTTTGCGCAAGAGGATCAAGACGCGATTGCCAAGGCGCTCGCACTGGAATCAGAACCGCTCGTTATCGTCCTGCAGGAGAACGCAGAACGGGAAGTGATTTTGCGTCAGCGCGTGAACGACGCGGCGCGCGCCGTATTGCTTGCCTTTGCACGCGGCAAAGACCTTGAACACATCGCGGCCGAGTACGGCGTATCACGCCAGCTCATCCAAGCCGCAAACCCTGATGCCGTGCCGCCCACTGATGCGGTGTATGAAAGCGACGACGAGCTTTGCGAACGCGCGCAAATGGCTTGGGAAGGCCTGTCCACCGCTGGCCCGCGCGACGGCTACGTGTTCCACGCCCTTAGCGCTGACGGCGCGGTGGCAGACGCCACCGCTACCAGTCCCCAGCCTTGCGATGTGCTGATCTGCGTGTTGTCCCGCGAGGGGGCCGGCGCCGCATCAGCCCAACTGGTGGCCAAGGTCACCGCCAAGCTAAGTGACGAAGACATTCGACCCATGGGCGACCGCTTGACGATTCAGTCATCGCAGATCGTGACGTACCGCGTCCGCGCCGTACTGCACATGAAAGGCGAAGGCCCGGGCCGCACGGTGGCGCTGGATGCGGCGCGCCGGGCGTGCGAGGCGTATGTGAATCGTCCGAGACGCGCGGGCGTGTCCGTGTGGCGTTCCGCCCTTACCGCTTCGCTTCATGTTGAAGGCGTGGACCATTTGGAACTGTTGGAGCCGGCGGCCGATCTGGTGCTGACCCCCGTGCAGGCGGCCACCTGCGCGGGTATCGAGCTGTCCATCGCCGTGGAAGGCTGATATGGCGGAGAAAACCACGCTGCTGCCGCCTGCTTCCACGCCCGTAGAGCGCAAGCTTGCGCAGGTGGGCGCCGACATTGAAAACGTCCCGTTGCCTATTCGTTCGCTTCGCCGCGCAGCGACGGCACCCGACGATTTGCTGCCTTGGCTGGCATGGGAACGATCAGTGGACCGGTGGGACGATTCCTGGACCGTGGCCGCGAAACGCAAGGCGTTGGCCAACTCGTTCCGGATACACCAGATCAAGGGAACCATCGGCGCGCTACGGCGCGTGGTGGAGCCGCTGGGGTATCTGCTTGAGGTGACCGAATGGCACCAAATGGCCCCCGAGGGCGCGCGCGGCACCTTCCGCCTGACCATCGGCGTGCTGGACGGCGGGATATCCGAACAGATGTATTACGAGCTGGGCCGGCTCATTGATTGCACCAAACGCCTGAGCCAGCACCTGATCGGCCTGGCCATCGCGGTAGAGGTCCGCGCGCAGGTGAATTACGGCCTCGCGTCTTACGACGGCGACGAAATGACCGTTTACCCGTATCAACCACAACCCGTGGAAGTCCGCACCGGCATGAACGCTGGCGTGGCCACGCACATCATTGACACTCTCACGGTATACCCATGACAACGTTTTTCGGAATTCTGACCAAAATTGGCGAAGCCAAGGAAGCCAACGCCAAGGCGCTGGGCGTGCCTGTCCTCATCACAGAAATGGAGGTGGGCGACGGCGGCGGCGTATCGCCGACACCGGACCGCGAGCAAACGGCCCTGATTGGCTCCAAACGTCGCGCGCAGATCAACCGATCCTTTGTGGATCCGAGCAATCCGTCTTGGCTCGTCGTGGAACAGGTCATACCGGAGCAGGTCGGCGGCTGGTGGGTTCGTGAGCTGGGCCTACGCGATGCGGACGGCGATTTGGTGGCCGTGGCCAACTGCCCGCCGACTTACAAGCCCCTGCTTTCGGAAGGGTCGGGCCGCACGCAGGTTGTCCGGATGGTGTTGCAGGTTTCAAGCGCCAAGGACTTCACCCTGAAAATCGATCCGGCCGTTGTCCTGGCGACGCGTCAGTACGTGGACGAGGGTCTGCTGAAAAAGCTCGATAAGGACGGTACGGCAGTCGCCGCGACCAAGCTGGAAACGGCCCGCTCGTTTTCGATCACGGGCGGTGCCACCGCAGCGGCAAAGACCTTTGACGGCACCGGCAATGTGGCGCTGACCGTGACCGCGTTGGACGTATCTAAAGCCACGGCCGGCACCTTGCCCGTGGCGCGGGGCGGAACGGGCGTTGCCACGGTTGCAGCGGGCGCTTATCTGGTTGGTGCCGGAACGGCCGCCCTGGCTACGCGTTCGGCGGCTCAGGTGCTGGACGATATCCAGGCCTTCCCCAAGGCGGGCGGCACCGTCAACGGGCCAGTCGTACTCGGCGCCGGCGCGGCGGTGGGCAGTCAATACGGCGCAAATACGGCAGCAGGACAGACAGCTCACGTCTTGCTGCCGGACGGCGGCGGTTTTTCGACGCACACGGGCACCATCACGGGCGCCATGAAAATCACCTTGCCGCCGGCGGCAATTGGCGCAAACACGATGATTCGGCTTCGGGTGGACATCTTCGAATACCTGACCGATGTTCCCCCCGTGACCATGTTGATTCACGGCTATGTACAAAGCACTAAGGCTTGGGGCCGGCAAGGCGCGACGATTATCGCCGGCACGGTCGGATCGGATATGGCGGTGCGGTTCGGATCTGATTCGAGTGGGGCGCTGTGCATCTGGCTTGGCGAATTGAACCGGGCATGGTCCTACCCGTCTGTGACCGTTTCCGAGGTGACGGCGAAGTACAACACTGCCGGCGCGACAGTCGCGGGATGGGCGACCGGGTGGAAGGTTGAGCCGGTCATCGCATTTGAGACCGTCGCCCAAACTGCCACGGTCAGCAATCTGGCTTTTGCCCGTTCGGATATCCCGCGCGTGACTGGCTTACAGGCGGCGCTGGACAGCCGCGTGCCGGTCGTGTCTATAAGCAGTCTGCCAACGACCAACATAGGCCCGGTCCTAGTCGCCGAAGTCGCAGAGGTGTGGATTTGGGTTTCCACGAGCTTCTATACCGGCTACCGCTCGCCCCTTTGCGGTCGGCCACTGGACGGCCACACCGTCGCGCCACTTCCCAGCGAAGTAGACGCGGTAGGCGGCGTCCTTCAGAAGTCCGCATATGCCGCGCTGTGGGGTTACGCGCAGGAAAATGGCTTGGTGCTCACCCAAGCCAATTGGGAAGCGCGGCGCGGTGGCCACTACTTCGTCAACATCGACGCGAACACCTTCCGCGTGCCCGATCTGCGCGACATGTTCCGCCGTTTCACCGGAACTGACGCTGACACTGCAAATGCAAGGGCGGTCGGTTCCCGTCAGGGCGATGCCAATAAAGCCCATTTCCATTTGCCATCGTCCGGCGGTAATTTCGTGGTCAATATGATTCCCTCGGTAGGTGGGTACGCAAATATTGCGGTCGATCCCCAAGGCTGGGTGCAGTCGAACGGCGGTAGCACGGCCACCAGCGGCGGGCCTGAAAGCCGCCCCATTAACGTCGCCTACCATCCGCGTATCCATGTCTAAATTAAGCGTGAATTCGGGGGTGGTAGGCGGTGTTGACAGGGCGCGTCTCAGTCGACGATCGAGTTGCACGAGCAGAATCGAAATCTATGCCTTGATTCACGGAGGTTCCTGTGCCTGACGGCGTCCCGACGCGGTTCGCGACGTGTCCTACAAGCGCTCCGGTAGTTTGTGGAGCGTCAGCACCTCGCAAGATGAAAGTCGCGGTCCCCTGGATTCGTTGGAGGGCATCCATCTGCGATGAACCGATAGCCCTTGCATTTGCAGTGAAGGTGACGCTATGCATGAATTCTCGGGTGATAAGCGACGTTCAGCGGACGATTTTCGGGGCCAGCCAGTACGCCGTCCATGCCGGCATTGGCGAGCAACATGCCCGCGCCGTTGGCCGATCCCGCAGCCCACGCATAGGAGTTGCCCAATAACCGACCGATGTTGTACGGCGATCGGACCGAATCGCCCTGGCGTGTGCCCAGCAGTCTCGCATTTGCAGTGCAAATTTCACCAACAGGAGTAGTACCTATGAAAGTCGCATACCAAACAGCACCCAACGGCCTTTATCTTCACGAGGTCGCCGCAAGCGAACTAGCGCTGTCGCCGGGCGAATTCAATATTCCTTTCGGCGCATATATTGAGGCGCCGCCCGCTGCGCCCGCCGGCAAAGTTGCGCGCCGCGAGGGGGAACGCTGGAACCTCGTCGATGACCACCGCAGTACCCCGCTTTGGATCGCAGAGACGGGGCTACCCTACAGCGTGGACACGAGCGCAACCGTTGACGGGCTAGAGGTCGCCTATCCCGGCTACGGACCGATACCGAGCTGGTTAACTGTCGCCGAGCCAATTAGCCCGACCGGAAAAGAAGGCGCCGACCTGGCGGAATAACGGCGGGGCTACGCGCAGGCGGCTTGCGCGGTTTCGCCAGCCAGACGGCCCAGGCGAATCTGCGCGAGCTGTCGCTTGCCCAGCGGACTTCTTGCAAGCTTCTGCGCCAACTCTCTGCCGCGAGGGTGGTAGTAGCGCAAAAGCATCCGCGTATCAACGTTTCCATTCACTTTCGCCAACTCATGCACCTGAAAGACCGTGGCGAGCTGTGACGTGCCTTCGTGCCGCAAGTCGTGAAAGCGCAAATCGTGAAAGTACGCTGCACTAGGCCGACGGCCGAACTTTCGGCATAGCGCTTCGTACTGAGCGCGGGCACGTCGCCGCGCGCGGATGAACGCGCGTGTGGCTGAACCGGGCTGCATTGTGAATATCCGGCCGCGCATTGGCTTGCCGGTCATCCAACGACGCAAAGCCTCTCGCGCGAGCGGCGTGAGGGGAACGTCCCGGGCGCGGCCGTTCTTGGTGTGGGGTAGATGCACCACGCCGTGCATCAGGTCCAAATTCTCTCGCAGAATGCCAACCACCTCAGAGCGCCGCATGCCCGTTTCACGAGCCACGATCAAGATGGTGGGCAACTCGCGTGACCTGGTGGCCCGGATGATCCAGTCCAGCTCTTCGCGCGGGCACTCCAACTCTGACACGCCCCTAAGCTGTATCTGTGTGAACAGGCGGCGGTCACGCGCATCATTTACGGCAGGCCTGCGCACAAGTTGCACCGGGTTTGCCAGCCAGTCATATCCCCAATCTTTTCGAATGATCGTGTAGACGTGCGATAGAAACGCCATCCGCCTCACGACCGTTGCCGATGCCCGAACCTTCAACCATTCGTCCCGCAGCTCCGCCAAGTCGCTGGCTCGAATGCGGTCTACCGGCCGCTGTGCAAGTCTGGTGGCGCTCCAAATGCGAGATATCGAACGTTCCGACACATGCCCCTTTTTGATAGCGGACACCTCCAACAGATAGCGCTCAAGCGCTTGCGCAAGTGTGGGTACGGCTTTTTTGATGCGTCGTCGGCTAGGGTGCATGGCGGAAAAAAAAGCCCGAAGTATCCCATGCGCTGTGTATCTCTCATGCACAAGGCAATTTCCATGCGCGCGCGAACGGTGCCCTTCAAACTGCAAGCCATACCCCGCGCATTGAAGGGCGGGATATCCGCTCACCAACAATGAGGGCTACTCATGGCACTGGACCAATATCATCACGGCGTGCGCGTTGTCGAACTCGACGGCGGCACGCGCCCCATCCGCACCGTTTCCACCGCTATCGTGGGGCTTGTGGCAACCGCCGAAGACGCCGACGCAGCGGCGTACCCGCTGAATACTCCCGTCCTCGTCACCAACATGGCCGCCGCCGCCGGCAAGGCCGGCACCAAGGGCACGTTGGCGCGCTCGCTGCAAGCCATCGCCTCGCAAACCAACCCGGCTGCCGTCATCGTGCGTGTGCCGCAGGGCGAGACGGAAGCGGAGACCACATCCAATGTCATCGGTGGCGTGGCACCGAATGGCCGATACACCGGCATGAAAGCACTGTTGGCCGCGCAGAACTCCGGCCCGAAGGTCAAGCCGCGTATCGTCGGCATTCCCGGCTTGGAAAACGCTGCAACCGTCGCGGCCCTGGCCGAGACCGCACAGAAGTTGCGCGGGTTTGGCTATGCCAGCATTGCCGGCTGCGACACCATCGAAGAGGCCGCCGCCTTCCGCGAAGGGTTCGGCCAACGCGAACTGATGCTGATCTGGCCCGAGTTCCTGGGCTGGGATTCGCGCGCCAATGCCGAAGGGATCATCACCGCATCCTCCGCCGCGCTGGGTCTGCGGGCCAAATTAGATCAGGACGTGGGCTGGCACAAGGTGCTGTCCAACGTCCCTGTCAACGGCGTTACCGGCATCAGCAAGGATGTTTTCTGGGACTTGCAAGACCCGGCCACGGACGCGGGCTATCTGAACGAGAAAGACATCACGACGCTGGTTAACCGCACGGGCTTTCGCTTCTGGGGCAGCCGCACGTGCGCCGGTCCCCAAAGCCTGTATCCGTTCGAGAACTACACCCGTACCGCGCAGATCCTCGCCGACACGATGGCCGAGGCGCACATGTGGGCGGTGGACGCGCCGCTGCATCCGTCGCTGGTCCGGGACATCCTCGAAGGCATCAATGCCAAGTTCCGCCAGCTCAAGTCACTGGGCTACATCATCGACGGCAAGGCCTGGTATGACGAAGAGCCGAACACCAAGGAATCGTTGAAGAGCGGCAAGCTGGTGCTCGACTTCGACTACACGCCCGTGCCGCCGCTGGAAGACCTGGGTTTCCGCCAGCGCATCACCGATCAATACCTGTTGGACTTCGCGCAGCGCATCGGCGCCTAACTCTCCGGCCGGCGCCCGGCGCCGGTCTCTCTGAACCCCTGGAGCCAAACAAATGGGAATGCCCAGCAAGCTCAAAAACATGAACGTCTACAACGACGGTACCAGCTATGCAGGTATCGCCACGTCCGTCACGCTGCCCAAGCTCACGCGCAAGATGGAAGCATTTCGCGGCGGCGGCTTGGGCGGTGCGGTCAAGGTGGATTTCGGCCTGGATGACGACGCGCTCAAGGTCGAATGGACGTGCGGCGGATATCTCACTCAGGTCTTGAAGCAGTACGGCTCCGTCGATGTCGCGGGCGTGCAACTGCGTTTCGCTTCGGCGTTCCAACGAGATGACACCCAGGCCGTGACGAGCGTGGAAATCGTTGTGCGCGGCCGCCATTCGGAAATCGACCGCGGCGAAATGAAAGTGGGCGACGACACCGAAATGAAGATGGTGACCGAGTGCGTTTACTACAAGGAAGTAGTGGACGGCGAGACCCTTTTTGAGATCGACCTCGTAAACATGATCCACATGGTCGGCAACGTTGACACCATGCAGGCGATTCGCACCGCCATCGGCCTCTAAAACTCTGCATCACTGGAAACCTCATGACTGACACCATCACCCCGAACAGCCACCCGCAAGCCGCCAGCCAGCCGGCGGCTGTCATCGACACGGACAACGTGAAGTCCGTTGATCTGGATGAGCCGATCAAACGCAGCAGCGGTGAAATTAAACGTGTGCTGATCCGCAAACCCAACGCTGGCGCCCTGCGCGGCGTAACCCTTATGGCGCTGGTTCAAATCGATGTCCAAGCCCTGCGCACCGTCCTGCCGCGCGTGTGCGAACCGATCCTGACGCCTGCCGAAATCAACGAGCTGGACCCGGCCGACCTGCTGAGTGTGGGGGCAACGCTGGCCAGTTTTTTTATGAGCAAGGTGGAGCGTCAGGCTATCCAAACTCCGTAGAGGACGCCATGGCGGATATCGCCATGGTGTTCCATTGGCCGCCGGCCGCGATGGACCCCATGGACCTGGCCGAGCTGGCCGACTGGCGCGAACGCGCGCGCGTACGCCACCAACCCGAGACGTAAACGATGGACAAGGCGCTACAGCTTCGCGTCATCGCGGCCCTGCAGGACAAGCTTTCCGGGCCGCTGCAGAAGATCCGAAATACGGCCGGCATGTCCGCACAGGGCGTGTCCGACCTGCGCGGCAGGCTCAAGCAGCTGACCACCGCGCAGCGCGACGTCGGCCAATTCCGCGAGCTGACGCGCGGCCTGCAATCTACTCGCGCCGAGATGGCCGCCGCGCAGCAGCGCGTGGCCACGCTCGCGCAGCAGATCCAGGGAACCACCAGCCCGACCCGCGCCATGACGCGGGAATTCAACCAGGCGGTCCGCTCTGCCCAGCAGCTCAAGGAGCGCCACGGGCAGCAGTCCATCGAGTTGCAGAAGCTGCGTGACAACCTCAGCCGCACGGGAATATCAAGCTCCAACTTGGCGCAGGATGAACGCCGTTTGCGCCAGCAGATCGACCAAACCTCTCAAGCGCTTTCGCGTCAAACGCAAAAGCTCCAAGCAGCGGCCAGCCATCAACAGAAACTCGCTGCGGCCAAAGACAAGTACGGTGCGGGCAAAGCCACCGCCGGCGCAATGGCAGGCACGGGTGTGGGCGCCCTGGCCACGGGCGGGGCCGCCCTCTACGCCGAATCGCGTTTCATCCGCCCTGGCGTAGAGTTTGACGCCAAGATGAGCAAGGTTCAGGCGCTGTCACGCCAAGACAAGGCCAGCGCAGAAATGAAAGCGCTTCGGCAGCAGGCGCGCGACCTGGGCGCGACGACGATGTTCTCGGCCACCCAGGCGGCTGACGCGCAAGGGTTTCTGGCCATGGCCGGCTTCAACGCGAAAGCAATCCTTGATGCGATGCCCGGCATGCTGTCGCTGGCCAAGGCGGGCGATACCGACCTGGCGCAGACGGCGGACATCGGTTCCAACATCCTGACGGGCTTTCAGCTTCCCGCCGAGCAGATGAGCCGCGTGGGCGACGTATTGACCGGCGCTTTCACGCGTTCCAATACCAGCTTGTACATGTTGGGCGAGACGATGAAGTACGTGGCGCCCGTTGCTTCCGGCGTTGGCGCAGACATCGAGACCGTTGCCGCAATGGCCGGCAAGCTGGGCGACGCGGGTATTCAGGGCAGCATGGGCGGCACGGCCCTGCGGGCGATCCTGGGCCGCCTCGCCGCCACTCCCAAGGCTGCCGCCGACGCGCTCAAAGAGCTGAGCATCAGCACCAAAGACGCCAAGGGAAACTTGCGTGACGTTCCGGCCATTCTGGAAGAACTGCACAAGAAAACCGCAAAGATGGGCAACGCGCAGCGGTCAGGCATCTTCAAAGCCATTGCGGGCGAGGAAGCATTCAGCGGGCTGCAGGTGCTTGTCGGCCAGGCCGGCACGGGAGACCTGCAGAAGTTCGTCACCACCCTTAAAACCCAAACGACGGGCGAAGCCGACAAGACCGCCGGCACGATGGCCGATAACCTGGTCGGGGATTTGGACGAGCTTTCCAGCGCATGGGAAGACGTGGGCATTCAAGTTGAGGAGCTGCACGATGGCAACCTGCGCAAGCTGGCGCGTGGCTTGGCTGGTGTCGTCAGCAACGTGGGCGAGTGGATGAGGGCAAATCCCAGGCTGGCCGGCGCGCTCACGATGGGCGCCACCGCCGTGGCGCTGCTGGTCGCCTCCTTCGGCGCGCTGACCCTGGCGCTGGCGGCCGTGCTAGGCCCCTTCGTCATGGTGCGCTTTGGACTGTCGATGCTGGGCATCCAGGGTGGCAGCTTGCTGGGCGTTTTGTTCAATCTGGCCAAAGGCGGGTTTGGGCTGCTGGGCGGTGCGATCATGACGGTGGGCAAACTGCTTATGGCCAACCCCATCGCGCTGGCTGTCTTGGCCATCGCCGGCGCCGCATACCTCATCTATCAGTATTGGGGTCCGATCCGCGTGTTTTTCTCGGGCCTGTGGGCGCAGGTCACAGCGGCCTTTGATGCGACGATGCAATGGCTGCGCACCGTGCTGGCCGCCCTGAACCCAATACCAATTCTTTCCGTGGCGTGGAATGGCCTGACGACCTTCTTTACTGGCATTTGGGAAAGCGTCAAAACTGCGGTCAATGGTGGCCTGGGCGGCATTGCTGCGCTTCTGGTGAACTGGTCTCCGCTAGGCCTCCTGTACACCGCGATTACTGCTGCCCTTGGCAAGCTTGGCATCGAGCTGCCGGGCAGCTTTACCGAGTTCGGCGGCATGCTGATTCAGGGGCTTATCAACGGCATCACCAGCATGGCCGGCGCGCTCAAAGAATCCATTTCCAACATCGGTACCGGCATTGTGGGGTGGTTTAAGGAAAAGCTGGGCATCCGTTCGCCAAGCCGCGTTTTCGCCGAAATGGGCGGGTTCGTTTCCGAGGGGGCCGCTGTTGGCATCGAAGACCGCCAGCCGGCCGCCGTGAAGGCCGCCCAGGCGCTCGCCGCGTCCGTGGCAATAGGTGGGGCTATGTCTCCCGCAGCGGCGGCCCTGGTGCCTCCTCCTGCGTTGGCATCGTCGGCCACCGCAATGGCGGGCGATGACCGCGCACTAGCCCGGATCGACAGCCGGCCGGCAATGTCATCGGCTGCAGCCGCCAGCAGACCCATCACCATCCAAGGCGACACCATCACGATCCACATCAGCGGCGCCAGCGCACAGCCGAGCGATATCGCCCGGGCGGTGGAAGATGCGTTGCGCCGCCGCGATAGCGACAAGGCCGCGCGGCTGCGTTCTTCCTATATCGACAACTGAAAGGAACCACCACCATGATGATGGCCCTGGGCATGTTCATTTTTGGCCTACCCACTGCTGCGTACCAGACGTTAAAGCGGCAGACGGAATGGCGGCACCCATCGAACTCGCGCATGGGCGCGGGGCCCGCGTATCAATTCGTGGGCAAGGGGGAAGACACGTTCACGCTGGGTGGAACGATCATCCCGCAGCTCTTCGGCACCACCAGCAGCCTGCGACTTCTGCGCCGCATGGGCGACACCGGTAAGGCGTACGTGATGGTTGACGGCGTAGGCACGGTGCACGGCGCCTTCATCATCACCGGCTTGGACGATGAAAGCTCAATGTTCTTTGTGAACGGCATTGCGCAGAAAGTGGACTTCACGCTCACGCTGAAATGCGTGGATGACTCCCAAGCGCGTCCGCTGCTTGATGACCTGCAAATCCCCATCGACAAGATGGACGGATCGATTCTGGGCTGGGGGCTTTGATGGCGTTGCTACCCGCCGCAAGCCAGCCCGCGCAGGGCGCCGAGCATCCCGTGCCACGTTGGCGCGTGGTCGTTGACGGCCAGGACATGACGGCCAAGGTCGCGCCGCGCCTCATGAGCTTGTCCATTACGGAATGCAGGTCCGACCAGGCCGACCAGCTCGACTTGGTTCTAGACGACGCTGACGGCCGGCTAGCGTTGCCTCGTCGTGGCGTCTCTGTCCGTGTGTATCTGGGCTGGGATGGTCCGCGCGGCCTGGTGGACAAGGGCACATTCGAAGTGGATGAGGTGGAATACTCCGGCCCGCCCGACACCATCACCTTGCGGGCGCGTAGCGCTGACATGGGCAACGCGTTGCGCACGCGCGCTACGCGCAGCTTCCACAAGACCACCATAAACGCCATCGTGGAAACCATCGCCAAAGCCCACAAGCTCACCCCTGTGGTGGGTCTTTTTGGGAAGACGAACGTTGCACACATTGACCAGACTGACGAATCGGACCTTGCGTTTCTGAACCGGATAGGCAAGCGTTACGATGCCGTGGCCACCATCAAAGAAGGCAAGTTGCTGTTTATGTCGGTGGGCACCGGCAGCACTGCGAGCGGCAAGGATATGCCCACCATCGAACTGACCCGCCGCGATGGTGACCATATCCGCTACCACGTCGCGGATCGGGATTCCTACACGGGCGTGCGCGCGTCCTGGCAAGACAAGGGCAAGGCACAGCGGCGTCACGTTTTGGCTGGCGTTATTGGCAACGCCAAGCGCCTGCGGCAACTGTATGCGAGCGAAGAGGATGCGCTTGAGGCCGCGCGCGCGGAATGGGCAAGACTTCGGCGTGGCATGGCCACATTAAAGTTCGATTTGGCTTATGGGCGGCCGGACCTTGCGCCGCAAACGAAGGTTCGATTTGCGGGCACCAAAGAGCCGATTAGCTCAACGGTATGGTTGCTGTCGCGCGTCACGCACAAGCTGGACGATAGCGGACTGACGACCAGCGCCGAGGGCGAGACGATAGAGGCGGCAGACGCACGCAAGGCGGACGAAGCCCAGCCCAGCGGCGACCTGCCTGCGGACGAGGACGCGGGCTAAGCCGCGCCGCACTACCGCTCGACGTTCAACATCAAGTTAACCACCAGCTGCACCGCGCCGATCTGGATGTTGTTGTTTCCTGAGATGGATTGACGCGGTGCTGTCTCCCCCGCGATCTGCATGTTGCCGTCACCTTCGATGCGCTGCTCGTTGGGCGGCGGCTCCGGCGGCGGGCGCGTAGCCCGTTCGTCAGAGGACCGCGCTAGTGCGGCGTACAACGTGCCCAACACGTCGTCATGCTTCGGTGATTCGTGAGGCTGATTAAGGATGTGAACGTTGGACCCGGGGCCGATAGGCTTATGCATTTCTTATCTTCCTACTGTGCTTGGCCAGCTCCATACAGGCACAAAAGACCGGACGCACCTGCAGCCCTTGCCGGCTTATGAGGGCTTCACTTCCCCCTTTGCCACAGCCCCGGCTTTGAAGATCTACGCGGCCAAATCCAACACCAACGCAATCAGCTGATCCTGCGTCGGCGCCATCTGCGCCTTGCTGGCCCGGAACAAGGCATCGGCGGCCTTGCGCTTCTTCGCGGGACTCATCTTCCGGTCGGTCGCTTCAAGCGCCAATTCCAGTGTCTCCCAAGCCATCCCATATCTCTCAAGGTCGGCTTCCAGGTCCTTAGCCGACAGCGAGCGAGCGCCGGTCACGATGTAGAGAACGTCGGCGCCGGCGGCGGCTACCGCCTCTAAGTACTTTGCGTCCGGGCTTCGCTTGCCCGATTCGTACGTGTGCTGGGCGAGGGCCTTCACCCCGCCTATCGCCCCAAAGGTTGCTTGATCCATCGCCAGGCGCTTCCGCTCTTCGCGCAGACGTTCGCCAATATTCATTTCCATAGTTTTCCCATTGACCAACTATGCGAATGCATAGATAATGTGGTTTCACACTTGTTATCAAATGCCAAACAGCATGAAACATACACCAACCGCGAGTACCAAAGGTTCCGCCAAACGGATGACAGACGCCGGGGACGTGCAAAAGATGGTCGGCTTTCGAGTACCTGTCGCCGAATTTGCACGTTGCGTCGCTCATGCAAATCAGCAAAAGCGTTCGACTTCTTCGTTCATTCGGATGCTTGCGCTTCGAGGGCTTGAAAGCTTCGAGGCGGAAATCGGTGACCCGAAATCCCGGCGGCGCTGAGCAATGAACAGATTCGGTATGGCCTGCCCTTACTGCGAAACGTGGGCGACTGTGCGCAGCAGTGAATCGCTGACGCCCCTGGTCCGGGTCGCCTATTTCCAGTGCCGCAATCTCAATTGCGGCCTCATCTGGAAGGCCCACATTGAGGCAATCGCCGCCATAACAACGTCGCCCCTTGCGTCTGCCCGACCAGACATTCACCTGCCGCTTTCCCCCTACAGCGAGGCATTGCGCCGTGCCGCTACGGCTAAAGCAGATCCTCGCCAACTGAGCCTTGACCATGAAAACCAATAACGCCAGTCTTTCCGTTGTGCATGGTTCCGTCAACTGGAGCCGCAACTTTCTTTCCGATCAGGCATACCAGTTCATTGCGGTTGAATTGGCCAACTGCAAACGCTCCGCCGTGCTGCGAGATAACCAGCTGCTTGAACGCTGCACCGCGCATCTGGTGGCGCTGGCAGGTTGCTCTATGGCAACAGCCGCAACACAAGCGGCGCAAGTTATCGCAGAACACGACAGCGCCCGTAGCCGCGTCACTCTGGACATGGACCGAAGCACCAGCCATGCCTTGTTTGTTGTGGACCGCGATCAAGGCACCACGCGCGTTATTTCCGCCGCTGAGCTGGCCGAGATTTTGGACGCCTATCAGGCCGGCCAGACGCTTCAAAGCGCGCCCGCGCACTAACCCCCTACCTATCCCTTTCGGCCTTGCTGGCGGGCGTTCTGGCGCCCACCACGGCTAACTGTTTTCCGAAGGAATTGAATATGCCTGCCATTCCCGTGCATGCGCGCATCGAAACCCACATTAATGATGACGAGGTGAGGGCCTTGGCCAAGCTCACCGAGTACCTCGTCCGTGGGTTCTATGAACCGGGGCAATCCCTGTTCCTCACCGCCGCCGCCGGCGACGCCGTTATGTCCGGCCACATGCTTACCGCTGCCTGCACAATCCACGCCGCCGCAATGCGCACGCTGCGCGAACGCAACCTGACGCTTTAATCATGAAGCCCGATCTTCACCGCGACGTCATGGAGCGCCTGAAGGCCTTTGACTTTAAGGAGGTCAAAGGCTGGCTGCGTCAAGGCCGGTGCCCCGCCTGCAACAAAAAGGAGCTGTACACGAGCGCGGACCATCCCTGGGTGCTGCGCTGTGGACGCCTGAACAACTGCGGCTATGAGGGTCACGTCAAAGACCTGTATCCCGAAATCTTCGATCATTGGTCTACGCGATACTCCGAAGAATCCAAGACCAATCCGAACGCGGCCGCCGATGCATATCTGATGCATGCCCGCGGCTTCGACATTTCCAATTTGAAAGGCTGCTACACGCAGGAGACGTACCACGACCGTGAGAAAAACATCACGTCGGCAACGGTGCGCTTCCCCGTTGCGCAGACGTATTGGGAACGCCTGATCGACCAGCCTAGCCGCTTCGGCAAGAAGAAGGCCCGCTTCAAGTATGGAGGCAGCTACATGGGCGAGTGGTGGACGCCGCCCGGGTTCGACATCGCCAAGGTTTCTGAACTGTGGCTTGTTGAAGGGATTTTCGACGCCATCGCGCTCTGGTCAGTCGGCATCCAGGCGGCGGCCCTTCTCAGCTGCAACAATTACCCAAGCGTTGCCCTGCGCGCCGTCGCGGACGCTCGCCCCAACAACTTGCCGCATCTCGTTTGGGCACTCGACGGAGATAGCGCCGGCCGCAGCTTCATCCGAAAGTTCTTTGAGCGAGCCAGCGAAGAAGGCTGGACCAGCAAGGCCGCCATCATCCCGCAGGACGGGCGCGTAAAACGCGATTGGAACGACCTTTACCAGCTCGACCGCAATACCGAAGATCCAGCAAAGCAACGTCTCTCAGCAGAAGGGCGCAAACTCTATCTGCATCATGGCGCTGTATTGCTGGCAAAGTCCGCTACTGAAAAGGCCTTGCTCCTGTACGAGCACGACAATAGCCGGACCGAGTTCGATTTTGAATTTGGCAAGCGCCTGTACTGGTTCCGCATGGACATTGACGCCTATCAAAAGGCCATGGACCGTATCGGGAACGAGGCAAAGGAACAGCTCACGTCGGAAGAGCTACGCGCGCAGGCGCTGCGCGAGGCTGGCGGAATCCGGCCTATCTCCAATTGCTATCCGACGCCGCTCTACTTCCAAGAAAACAAGCTGACGGACGAGAGCTGGTATTACTTCCGTGTGGAGTTCCCCCACGATGGGCCGCCCGTCAAGAACACCTTCACATCATCCCAGGTGTCCACAGCCAGCGAGTTCAAGAAGCGTCTGCTTGCCATCGCACCCGGCGCAATGTTCTCCGGGCAAGGCCACCATCTGGACAAGATGATGGAGCGCCGCCTTTTCAATATCAAGCGCGTCGAAACCGTCGATTTCATTGGCTACAGCCGCGAACACGGCGCTTACGTCCTCGGCCGCATTGCGGTCAAAGACGGACATATCTACGAAGTCAATCAAGAGGATTTCTTTGACATCGGAAAGCTGTCCATCAAAAGCCTGAATCAGTCGGTCATGCTTGCAATCAACAACGATCCGAACGAGTACACGACTGGTTGGCTACAGCACATTTGGACGGCCTTCGGCGCGAAGGGAATTGTGGCGGTGGCCTATTGGCTGGGTTCATTGTTCGCCGAGCAAATACGCCAAGCACAGAAGAGCTTTCCGTTTTTTGAAATTGTGGGTGAAGCTGGATCCGGCAAGTCCACCCTGATTGAGTTTCTTTGGAAGCTATTCGGGCGCAGCGACTATGAAGGTTTCGACCCATCCAAATCTACGACCGCTGCACGTGCGCGCAACTTCGCACAGGTCGCTGGCCTGCCCGTCGTGCTTATCGAGTCCGACCGTGAGACCCTGGGCGACGAAAAATCGCACGTCAAATCCTTCGATTGGGACGAGCTGAAGACTGCGTACAACGGCCGCAGCATTCGTTCCCGAGGCGTGGCCAACGGCGGCAACGAAACCTATGAGCCGCCGTTTCGCGGTTCCATCGTTATTTCGCAAAACAACGAGGTAAACGCGTCCGTACCGATTCTGTCCCGTATCGTCCACATCAACATCGACCGGGCGGGCCAAAACGCGAAGACGCTCGCCGCCGCCGTCGCATTGGAAACCATGCCAACGAGCGCGGTATCCGGTTTTATCCTCGCGGCCACTAAGCGGGAAGCGGCGATCTTGGAAACGATCACCGATCGCTACCAAACGCACCACGACGCCCTCAGCGCCCGTGGCGACTTGAAGATGCCACGCATCGTAAAGTGCCACGCCCAGCTGATGGCACTCGTGGACGCGCTTCGCCTAGTCGTGAAGTTGTCCGATGAGCAATACATGTCCGCCATGCGACTCGTCGGCGATATGGCCGCCGCTCGCCAAGTCGTCATTAACGCCGACCATCCCATCGTGCAGGAGTTTTGGGATGCGTACGCGTATCTCAACGGCGATGACGAGTTGCAGCCTCACCTCAATCACTCCTGCGATGACGACGTTATCGCGGTCAACCTCAACGAGTTCATTGAGGTGGCCGCCAACCATCGCCAGCAGGTTCCGGCGCTGCGTGACCTGAAGAAGGTCTTGCGTACCAGTCGCAAATACAAGTTCCTTGAAGTGAAGACGGTGAAGAGCCGTATTCGTCAGCACAGCAGCCAGGCCGGCAGCAACAAGGCCTCGACGGTGTACTGCTGGGTTTTCAAGAAGGGGGCATAGAGATGCAAAAGCCCACCCCTGAACAACTTGCCCAGGCTCACGCCGAATCGGGCCTTCGCGGCACGCTGACGGACGCCATGCGCTCGCCCGTGCTGGCACGCTGCTTGGAAATCACCGCGCTGGCGCTGGCGCATCCCCGTGCTGACCGTTACCGCCCACCGCCAGCCGCGCCGCCACGGCGCCTTGCCGCCGATAGGACCCCCTACACTACGCTGCCCCGCGACTACAAGCGCGCGAGTGCAGCAGATACAGACGAGTGAAACCATGCAGACTAAGAAAGATCATTACGCCGCTATCTGCGCCGATATGTTTTGGGATGCCTTCGGCCCCGAAGGCATCGCCACCCTCGCCTACTGGTACGGCGCACAGTGCAGGAACGCCCTAATGCAAGAGTGGACGCGCTTTCCCCTCATGCAAGTCTACGGACAGCCCAGCACGGGCAAGGACACGCTCATAGAATTCTTGTGGAAGCTGCTTGGCCGAGACTGCTATCTCGGCTGGATGCTCCATAAGACGACGCCGGCCGCTCTCGCGCGAAAGCTCGATGAGAATGACGGCCGGCCCGTTGTACTAATCGAACTTGATTCAGCCCCGGAAGGATTCGAACTGATTAACGTGTTTGCGGGCAATCTCCCGTATGAGGTCCTCGATCACACTTCAGGCAGGCCCTCGAAACAACACTGGTTCAATGGAGCGGCCCTGTTTGTACCCGAGGCACAGCACGCATTGCCCCCCGAACTGCAGCACCGGATGGTCAACGTACAGCTTTGTCATCGGTCAAAGGATGCGGCTGCGCAGCTTGAAATGATCCCCGTTGACCTACTGACTGCCTTTTCGAGTGACGCCCAGCGATCCTCAGACTCCGGAGCCGGGCTCATTACGCGCCGCGCTGCGATGCATCGGCAGGCGCTGACGAATAAGTACAGGCTGCGCGATCAAATCCTTTTAGACACGTATTCGCGCGTGATGGGAATGGTCGATGCGCTCACATTGGTCGTTCCACTGTCGCGTGCGCAGTTGGACACCACCATGAACCTACTGGCACATGCTGCCACCCAGCAGAATCATCGGTCCGATATGGCCGCGTCCATGTCCGGCACGCTGGAGAAGCCAGTATGAGCGACAAAACCACCACACCGCCTACAGCGTCTACGGCCATCATCTTGTATATGCGATACGGCCGCATGCGACTGACTATGGGCGAACTGGCCACCGAGCTAGGCATCAAGGAAGGTTCGTTGCGCAACTTAATCTCTGACGACAAGTGCGCCGTGGCGACCTACACCGAGGGCCGCAACCGCTACGCAGATGTGCGGGCTGTCGGCGAGTACCTCGATCAGCGCTACCGTGAGGCGTCGGTGCTTACCGACCGTTAGGCGACACGCTTCGGCATCGGCAGGACTTTGTTATGAAGTCCTGCCGGGTCGATTTGGGTGTATCGCTTCAGTTGGCGCCAGTCCTTGTGACCAGAGACCGCCGCCACTTCCGGAATCTGCCATCCGGCTTCAAAGAGGCTGCTCACCGCCTCATGCCGCATGTCGTGAAAATGCAGGTCTTCAATCTTCAGCGTCACGCACGTCCGCGTGAATAGCTGGCTCACCGTTGCGGCGCGGTACGGGAAAATTCGCCCGTCCGGAGCGTCGCGCGGCTGTCGATCAATCGCAGCCCATGCCTCGCCCAATAGCGGTATTGGCTGATCGTTTCCGATCTTCTGCTTAGGGTGCTTGCGGTCTCGCACGATAATCAGCTTGCGCACGTCGTCAAGGTCGGCCCAGCGGATGCGGAATATCTCTCCTTGCCGCAGTCCTGTATTGATAGCCACCGTCAGCACATCCACCATATAGGGGAAGTGTTCGGCGAAATATTCATAGAGCTGTTCCAGCTCCTTGGCCGTAGGCCGGCGATCGCGCTTGTTACCAGGGCCAATCAGTCCAAAATGGTGCAGCGTCGGCCGGGCGTCGCCCACCGGATCCCCGATGCGCAGGTTGAGAATGCTCTTTGTATGTCTGATGGCAGTCCCCAGCTTGGACATATGCATGTTGACTGTGTACGGCCCCGCGCCGGCACGCTGACGGCGCTGGCACCACGTCACTAGGTGCGAGGTGGCCAGCTTCTCAAGCTTCACCTGGCCCAGCCCGTCGTCCTCGGACGCTAGGTGCTGGAGCATGTAATCCTCGTTGGACTTGGGCTTGATCGGGCGCCCCGATTCGGCGCGCAGCCCGCGATACTTCTCTATCAGTTTGGCCACCGTCATGGACGCGGTTTCGGCCGAGCTTCCCTCGATCTCCAACGCCCAGCGCTGCGCCTCGATTTTGGTCTCGAACGTCCTGCTGATAGACTTGCGTCCGGCCTTTCGCACCTGGGCGCGCCACTTGGCACCAATCTTGACTATCGCGGCCAT